CAGAACCAAACATTTGTAGAAGGTGGAGATGTTTGGACAGTAGAAGAGAAAGATGGAACTTTTTAAAATCAAAGAAATACTAAATACTATGGACGAACAACAATAAATGGGGTTCGTTCAGAATAGAAAACTTTTTATGGGAGAAAACTAAAAATGGCATTTCAAGTATCACCTGGCGTACAAGTCAGAGAAATCGATGTTACAAATGTAGTTCCAGCAGTTTCATCAAGTATTGGTGCATACGCTGGGGAATTTAGTTGGGGCCCAGTTGATGAAGTTAGAACTATTACATCTGAGAAAGATTTAGTAAATGTGTTTGGAGAACCTAAAGACGCAGGAGATTATTCTACTGTTTTAGGTAAGAAAGAACACTTCTATTCAGCTGCAAACTTTTTAAGATATGGAAATAATTTAAAAGTAGTTCGTGGTGGAAATGGTATAGCTGTCGGGGCAACTGGACAAATGCTAAACTCAACCACTGGGTCAGCTGGTTTACTAATCAAAAATCCAACACATTATTATGAATCAAACTACCATACTGGTGCAGCTGCATCAAGTGCTGGTATGTTTGGAGCTAGATGTGCTGGGTCTCTCGGAGATAGTTTAAAAGTATCTGTTTGTGTGGGTGCTAATGCATTCTCACAATCATCTGTTACTACAATTAGTGATACCTCGCTTGCTCTTGGAAACACTACTGTAGATTTAGCAGATGCATCAAAACTAGTAGTCGGTGATTTAATTAAATTCTCAACTGATGTTGAAGAATATAAGGTCACTGGTATATCTTCTAATACAGTAACCTTCGTGTTAAATTCAGATGGTGTCTCTGGAGTGCAAACTTTGTACTCAAATAGTGACCCAGTTCATAGAACATGGGAATATGCAAGTAACTTTACTAAAGCTCCTGGCTCTAGTCCAGATGCACTTGCAAATAACAGTTCTTTGGATGAAATGCATGTTATTGTTGTAGACGAAGATGGTAAGTTTACTGGAATACCTGGCGAAATCTTAGAAGTATTTGAGGGTCTATCAATGGCTTCAAATGCAAAGGATTCAGAAGGTAATTCAAACTACTATGTTGATAAGATAAGATACAACTCTAACTATGTCTTCTGGACAAACCACGATTCAACTACAACAGAAGCAGGAAACACATTCGCAGCTGCTGGTGCAGCGTTTGACCAACACACACTACCTTTAGGTGGTTCGTTAAGTCATGGTAGGGATGGATATCCTATGTCTTCTGGTGCAAAGAACACAGCAATCACTAATTATTTTGGTGATGCAGAAACACAAGATGTTGATTTCATTATCTCAGGCCCACTAGATGGGTATGCATCTGGAGCTGTAGTAAGTACACTCGCAGAAGCAACAACACAAGCAAACGCATTAATAGCCGTTTGTGAAGCAAGAAAGGATTGCATGGCAATCATTTCTCCAAGAAAAGCTGATTGTGTAAACAACAGCGGAAGTGAATCAACTTCAATCATAGCTCTTGCAGAAACTCTAACTTCAAGTTCTTATGCAGTAATGGATAGTGCATGGACTTATCAATATGATAAGTACACTGATAACTACTGTTATACACCTGGCTGTTCACACACAGCTGGAATAATGGCAAGAACTGATATGACAAGAGATGCATGGTATTCACCAGCTGGATTTAATAGAGGACAATTATTAGGAATTACTAAATTGTCTTTCAATCCAAATCAGGCTGAAAGAGATGCACTATATAAGAAGAGAGTTAATCCAATAGTAACTTTCCCTGGCCAAGGGACTGTATTGTTTGGAGACAAAACTCTACTTACAAGTGCAAGTGCATTTGATAGAATTAATGTTAGAAGGTTATTCATAGTTATGGAGAAAGCAATCAGTACTGCAGCTAAATTCCAATTATTCGAATTTAACGATGCATTTACAAGAGCTCAATTTAGAGCAACGATTGAACCTTTCTTAAGACAAGTTAAAGGTAGAAGAGGACTAGTAGATTTCCAAGTTGTTTGTGATGAAACAAATAACCCACAAGCAGTTGTGGATGCAAATCAATTCCAAGCTTCTATTTTTGTTAAACCTAATAGAAGTATCAACTTCATCACTCTTAACTTCGTAGCAGCACGAAGTGGTGTAGAGTTCGAAGAAGTATATGGTGCAACTAATACCCAGTATGGAAATTAAGGAGTAAAAGATGGCAACTATAGATGAATTTAAATCACAGTTAATCGCTGGTGGTGTTCGTTCTAATAGGTTCAGAGTTTATATTCCTAGAATGGGGTCAAATATCGAATTTATGTGTAAAACAGCATCGATACCAGGCTCTACTCTTCCAGTAGTTGAAGTTCCTTTTAGAGGACATAAACTAAAGATAGCTGGGGATAGAACATTTGAAGATTGGACAATAACAGTAATCAACGATGTTAGTTTTTCTACTCGAACAGCAGTAGAACAATGGATGAACGAAATACAAGAAATGGATAGTGGTGTTGGTGCAACAGACCTAGAATATCTTGTATCAAGAGCAACTATATCTCAATTAAACAGGGATGATAGTATTATTGCAACATATGAGTTGTATAATATGTATCCTCAAACTGTAGCACAAATCGACTTAAGTTACGATACTGCTGATGAGATACAGACTTTTGATGTTACATTCAGTTATTCACACTGGGAAAGAGTTCTTTAATTAGAACTCCTTTCTTAGGTGTTATAAATATATATTATGGAAATATTTGGATTTGAAATAAAGAGGAAAGACGCAGAGGGACAAGCACCTACCTTTGTTGCACCTATTAATGACGATGGAGCTCAAGTTGTAGAAGTTGGGCAAGGTGGTTATGCAATAGGTGGTGGAATGGCCCAAGGGACATTCCTTGACATGGAAGGTGGGGTTAAATCTGAACAAGATTTAATCGTAAGATATCGTCAAATGTCACTGATTCCAGAAGTGGACATGGCAATAGATGATATAGTTCAAGAAGCAATTTCTTCGAATGACTTAGATGCACAAGTTGGTATCAACTTGGATGCAACTAAGATGTCAGATTCAATTAAAACCAAGGTTAGGGATGAATTCTCAGAGGTCTTAAGACTTTTGAGATTCAACCAGACCTCTTCTGATGTATTCAGAAAATGGTATGTAGATGGAAGGATGTATTTCCATTTACTTGTCGACCCAAAAAATACTAAGAAAGGTATTGTTGGGGTAAGAATGATAGACCCTATCCAGATTAAAAAGATTAGGGAAGTCGAAAAGAAGAAGAATGCAAAAGGTATAGAAGTAATAGATAAGGTAAGAGAGTATTATACTTACAACCAAGGTGGATTCGAAAAGAATCAAACACTTGGACAAGGTGGTCAGACCTTGCAGATATCACCAGATGCGATAGTTTATACTACATCTGGAATGATGGATGCAAACAGAAAGAACATCATTGGTTACATGCATAAAGGACTAAAAACTGCTAACCAATTAAAGATGATGGAAGATGCACTTGTTATCTATAGGATATCAAGAGCTCCAGAAAGAAGGATATTCTATATAGATGTAGGTAACCTTCCGAAGGCAAAAGCAGAACAGTATCTTGCAGATACTATGACTAGGTACAAGAATAAACTAGTATACAATGCAGATACAGGTGAAGTCAGAGATGACAGAAAACATATGAGTATGTTGGAAGATTTCTGGTTACCAAGAAGAGAAGGTGGAAGAGGAACAGAGATTACCACCTTACCTGGCGGACAAAACCTAGGTGAAATAGAAGATATTATATACTTCCAAAGAAAACTGTTCAGAAGTTTAAATGTACCTATTTCTAGATTAGAGACTGAAGCAGGATTTAGTTTAGGTAGGACAACTGAGATATCAAGAGATGAGGTTAAGTTCTCACGATTTGTAGATAGACTCAGAATGAAGTTTAGTACTATGTTTATTGACATATTACGAACACAGTTGGCACTAAAAGGTATTGTGTCAATTGATGAATGGGAACTTGAGAAAGAGAATATTAGATTCGATTATCAAAAAGATTCTCATTTTGTAGAAATGAAGGATGCCGAAATCCAAAGGGAAAGGGCAACCACATTAAGGGAGTTGGATGAGTTTGTTGGTAAATACTATTCTCAACAATGGATTAGAAAGAATGTTCTTAGACAATCCGAAGAAGAGATAGAAATGATTGATAAACAAATCGACACTGAAAAAGAAAACGATGGGGAAGGAGAGGACTCCTTTGACATGTAAGAGGATATAAATTATGGCAAGAGAAGATGTTAAAAATATAATTAATTCACTTGAAGCGGGTGACAATGTTAAAGCATCAAATGCTTTTAGTACAGCTATGGTTGACAAACAGAAGGATGCAATCGATACTAAGAGATTGGATGTTCAACTTGATTGGTTAAACAAACAGGAACAACCAGCAAATGAAGAAGTTTAGAGAATTAGTACAATCT